GTCACGTTCGCCGTCGATACCCGGTCTCCGGATTTCGTCGAGTGGACGGAAAGTGGCGCCAGTTCGATCTTGAGTACGTCTCGTCTGCGCGTGGGCCGTAAGGTCCCAGCCGACAAGGCAAACGGAGTCTACCGCATCAACGGGAAGCTTACGCGTCCTGTCGTCAACGGTACGACGGGGGCCCTCGATGGGACCCTGACCTTCAACTTCGAGATCCTTCGCCCGGCGAAACTCTCGGTAGCGGAAGTCGACGAAGCTTACGCGCGCTTCAAGGAAGCTGTCGCGCAAGCCATCGTTAAATCCGCCGCCGAGACCGGCGCGATCCCCACTTAAACCAACTACGAGGTTAACATCATGGTAACGTACTCGACTTTTGTCGGTACTCGCGGTCTTGTGCTTGTTGGCACTGATACGCGTGAGCGTACTTGTACGCTTCAGTTTCAGCTTAACGGAATCCCGTTGAGCCAAATCAACATCTTCTACTCTTATCCGAACCCTCGGGTTTTGGAAGCGAGCCTGAAGTCTGTTGGTCGTGATGCATCTCGTATAGGTCTGGGGGTTCGGTCCATTGGACAGATCGCTTCGATCATCCAATGGGTCCGTTCGCTCAAGGTGCCCTCGTGAGAAGGCACCGATCTCGAGACCGAAAAGTGCGTAATGCACTTTTCGGGTCCCTCGCCGCAACGGCGCGGGAACACGAAGTCAATGGCTTTGCCGTTCTTCGTGAGGTTGCTACTGAACTGTTTCAGTCGCTCGACACCCCTGTCTCGCTTTCTTGCGAGATTCTACTGCGCTACGGAGATGTCCCACAACTCGTGGGTAAAACCGTAGATGTCGAGTCCTATAATGATCCACTTCAGTTCGCTGACGACTACCAAGCTGTCAGTTTTCTGAGGAAGACCCCCTTCGAAGTTGAAGGTTTGGACCCGAAAGGTGCCGCTAAGAAGAAGTTCTTCGAGGCGGAATCACAGTGTAGGGAGACTAATGCTCGTATCCGATCCTTTCTGCTCAACCCGCAAGGGTACACGAGCGTTGTGCGCCAGGCATTTTGCTTGGCGGGCGTTAAAATCAGAGAGGTTCTCGGCGACAACGTTAGTTATGCCGAGTGGCTCAGTAGTTGTCGTTTTGGCCCAGGGACGTTTAATCACTCCCAGGTGCGCGGACTCACGTCCGTTTATGACAAGCTGCAGGTCACTCCTTCGGTCACTCATGACTTCAAGGAGCCGGGGGCCATGCTCGTGATGAGCTCGCCCTCGTGGGCCCGGAGTCTTACCGGTATTGAGGTTGACGGCTTTTGGCCGTTTATCTCTTCCGCCGATTTGACTCTAGTACCAGGCAATCGAGTAACGTTTGTACCAAAAACCGCCACGACGGAAAGAGCGATCGCGATTGAGCCTCTTGTGAACATCTACGCCCAATTAGGTTTAGGGCGTATGATCCGCAGGAGACTCAGCGCTTTTGCCCAAATCAACCTCGATGACCAATCTGTTAACCAACAGTTGGCCAGGGAAGGGTCGATCCGTGGTTTTCTCAGTACGATAGATCTCTCTTCTGCCAGTGATACTGTGTCGAAAGAGGTCGTCCGAGCTCT